CGCCTTTTTTCGTTTTCAGTATAAACTGATATACAGATTACGCCAAGTTAACTACTTGTACTTTTCTGTAATATCTGTTTGAGTTAGCAGCACCAGCACCGTCAATAACAGCGTCAGACGAAGCACTTGCTTCAGCAAAAGGATTTGCTTGTAAGCCGTATCTTGTCTTAAATCCGATTTTCGGTTGGAAAGTGTCCTGACCAACTGCTCTAACCATTTGTAATGGTACATAAGGGCAGTAGAACATACCAGCGTCATAAGGAGAAGTTCCTTTATAACCTACTACATAGAATTGTTTTGTAGCAGCGTTTGCTGAATATGGGTCAATGTATACTTTAAATCTGCCGTTTAATACACCAGCAAATGTGTTTCCTGTGTCATCAACATTTAAGTTGTTGTTTAACGCAGGTGTGTAGTCAAGTATACCAGCCATTTGTAATGCACTAGCAACATCAGAAGAACAGATAAGGATATTTCCTTTTCCTCTTCTTGTTCTTTGTGCAATAACATTAGCGTCTCTTTCTAACTGGAACATTAAACCTTTAAATCTTTCAACAGACCATCTACCGTTGGAATCAGTATCTAAATCAAAGATTCCTGCGTTAGTTGTATCTGTAGCAGCACCTTTTTCTGAATTAATGTAAATTGTTCTTACAACTTCTCTATTAATTTCAGCAAGGATTTCAGCAGAAAGAATATTAGCAAGTTCAGTTTCAGCGTCTAAGCCGTGAATTGCTTTAAGGTCTTGTGCTAGTTCCATTGTGTACTCAGCTTTTAGAGCTCTACTTTTAGCAGTTACCGTTGATTTCTCAATTGAGAAAGCCATTTCAGCAAATGCGTTGTTAGCAGCGTCTCCTAATGCCTCGGCAGTAGCCGTTGACATACCTTCACCAGAAGTATAAGTTCCAGCTGGGGAATCGTTAAGTACAGCAGGGTTGTTTTGTGCAGGCGAATTTGTTGAAGTTCCAGATGATCCAGGAATGTTAGCGTTAGCAGCATTTCCAGAAAATTTACTTTCAGCTTCATCAAAAAGCGCTTCAGTTCCGTCTTGAGCTTTGTATCTGCTTCTCATTGCAAATATAAGTCCAGTCGGTCCAGACATAGGTTGTACACCAGCAATATCGTAAGCGATAAGGTTAGGCATACTTCTTCTTACAAGACTAATTAGGATTGGATCCCAGTTAGCAATGTTAGAACCAGTCTGGTTAGTAGGAGCAGCTTCGTTTAAGAAAGCAGCGTCCTCTTTCAGCGCTCTTTCTTGGTTTTCCAAGATAACGCTGGTTACAGCTCGTTTATAGCTATCCGTAACCTTAGGAAGGTCAGGATGGTCTAATACTGGCTGCCATTTTTTTTGGTAAGTTTCAGATAAGTACATATCTTTTTCCTCTCTCCTATTAATTTGACAACTTAATGTCTTTAGTTTTACTAATAGCGGTAGTATAAGCAGCCATTGCATTAGACAAATCTTCAGTATTGACACCTTGATTGTCCGCTACCGCATTATCTACTTCGCTGTCAGAATTAGCTTCTTTTTTATTTCCGAAATATGATTCCTTAATAGTCTCACATTTCTTTTTAAAGTCATCAGCGTTAGAATACTCAACTTCTTCTGTTAATTTAGCAAACTTCTCTTTTGAAGTGTCTGCTAAATCAGAAGCAACTTCAGCAATAATGTCTGTTCTTTTCAAAGAAGAATTTTCTTTGTTCATTTCAACATTTTTGCTAATTTGTTCGTTAAGTTTCTTCTCTAACTCTTCAATTTTTGAAGCTTGGTCTTCTAACACATCATATTTTTCATCAGGAACATCAATATAGTGGTCTTCAAAAAGTTTTTTCAGACCATTGATGAAGTCCTCAGCAATCTCTCCCTTGATACCTTTTTCAATAGCAAGTTCGTTTTCTTTCATCCACTCGTTGACAACATAGTTCATATATGCGTCTACCTTCTCAACAAGGTCTGTTTTTGCTTTAGATACTTCTTCGTCAAATTTCTTATTGTAGTCTGCTTGCATTTCTTCTGAAATTGCTTTTACTTTAGAAGTAATCGCAGCTTCAAAAATTGTAGCAGCCTTTTGTTTAAACTCTTCAGACAAGTCGGACTCTCCAGAGGTTAAAGCGTCAATGTGTTCTTTTACATCAACATCTTTTGCTTTCTGGTCGTCTTCTGATTTCTCGGACTTCATTTTCTTCTCATCTTCGTGTGAAGTTTCTTTTTTCATCTTATAACCTTCTTCCGTTTTTTCTTTGTCAGAAGTTTCAGATTTTTCTTTTTTCTTGTCCAAGTATTTTTTCAGACCGTCTGGCATTTCTCCTTCGGATATCTCCTTGCCGTCAGCGTCTTCAGCTTCTTCCTTCTTTACAGAAGGCATTGGATCAGCAGCACCAGCATTTTTCTGTTGTGCGTCACCTGAAACTGGCTTAACTTTCTTCGTTGCGTCTGGATTACTATCTGTTGGTTTAACAACAGCAGAACCTAAATCTTCAGCGTCATTTTTCAATGGTGAAGTTTCGGCAGCTACGGCGTTCTTTTTAGGAGCGTCTGGAGCTGTCATTTCGGCAACTTGTTTTTCTGTTTCGGCCATTTGAAGTTCTCCTTAATTTAAAAAAATAATTATTTTTTTCGTTATAATATATTTATAAAATTGCGTTCTTTTGTACGCAAATTATAGTTTTTTTAAGAAATCAGCGAATACATTAGCCTTAGCTTCTGCGATTTTTAATCGTTTTGCTTGTGCTATATACTCTTTATATTCTTCAATTTCTCTCTCTTTTATAACACCATTGTCCCAAACCCACTCTTTGTTTTCCATAATGCCTTCTACGAAAGCGTCTGGAGCACTTGGGTCTGCAACTATATCAGCAGCTGTTGCCAAATAGAAGTCTTTTCCGACTACTGCTTGACCACCTCTACCTCTTTCTAATGAACCCATACCACGACTTGATACGCCTAATTTAGCACCCTCATCTATAAGATTTTTTACTATCTTACCGTATGGTGTGTCCATTATCTTCGCCTCACCAATAAAATTATTTCCGTCTTCGTGTATATCTGTTATCATATGAGATACACGCTCAAGGTTTACCGTTGGTCCGTCAGGATGTCCTAACTCACCAAACGCTCTTTTTTGGTTGACAAATTCTCTATTATATCTGCTTACTTCTTTTGCTAGAGTTTCTTTAGGATAAACTCGTCCATTTCTATTTTTGATTTCTGATTGTAAGAAGACACCACGGATTTTGTAATTCTTTTTTCCGCCTACATCTTCGCATATGTACTCAACATTTTCAACTTGTTCAGTAATTAGTTTCATATGAATTATCCCTCTCTTTCCTAATATTTATAATATTTTTTATCTAAATTCAACAACTAAAGTATAGTTATCTCCTAATGCAAAGTTTTTCGTTGATAAATGCACTTTACCATTAGGCGTTGTTGCATTATTAGGAATGTCATTTCCAGCAGTTCTAAAATCTAGGTAACCATTACCACTCAATAATAGAGTAGTAGTATTTTCTGTTGCGCCTCCCCAAGCTAACTCAACTGCTGATTTTGAGTTTGCAACATTTATAGAGTACCAAACTTTTGCAATAGTTTTAGTACCATCGGCTGTCATAAAATTTGAAGTCGCTGGGTCAACTAATACACTATCAGTTTCTCCTGTACCATCACTATGATTTGTTCTCTTTACAACAAACTTTACGCCTGCTGTATCTGATACTATTTGCGTTGTTATTGCGTCAGCCATTATCCTGGATACCTCTCCGTTTCTTTATGCAGTTCTACTGCCATATTAAATTTACTTACATTAGCATCCGTAGTAATTTTTAACTCGGTTGCTGTGTTTAGTTCTTGTTTAGGTGTTAATCTTTTTTCACCACCTTTTAGTCCCCAATTACCAAAACCTGTAAGACTTATTGTATCTTCACCGAGAGTTAAAGTTGCAATTCCTGTTCCTCTAATCTCGTAATAAACATTTGCTAATGAAACGCTAGTGTCGGAACTATACAAAGTTCCATTTTCGTTTTCAGCGCCACTAGCATTAACAATTGCTTTAGTAGCGTCATCTGTTTTAGAGACAACACTTAAAGTCATTTTTATTCCTCAAAATATGCTTTAATGTCGTCAGCAGATATACCACTTGCAGCCGCAACTTCATCAACTTTAGTTTCAATTATGCTTACTAAATCTTGTGGTTGTGACCAATCTATACCATCTAGTCCTTCAATCAATCCTTTGATAGCGTCTTTCGTTGCAGGCGCCAAAGCATTGTATTTGTCGTTACCTAGAAATCCTGATACATTACCAACTATACTTGATACCGTTAATGCCATTTTTATTCTCCTGTTTTAACTTCTGTTTCTGTACTTGTTTCAGGCGTCATTGCATTTTGCACTTCGTCCTGTGTAGCTGTTGCCGTAAACGGTTCCACAATTTCTGGTTTTGGATCCGAGTGAGGCTGTGCTGTATCAACTGCTACTTCTGTAGCACCATCAGACGGAGTTTGAGTTTGACCAGTCATAACATCTCTAGCGGCATTGAAAAGATTACTTGCATATTCTTTTCTACCTGTATCTAAAGCGTCACCAACTTTGTCTCTCATTGCGTCTTTAAATGCTTCACCAGCACCTGTATTATCTCCACTTGCAAGTTTATCAACAAATGTTTCTACATTACTTGGTTGTTTTTCATTATCAGCCATTATTTTTCTCCTATATTATTTCGTCTGGATTATTACCTGACACACTAGTTTGTGGACTTGCAATAATACCATCATCAATCTCTTGTTTGATTTGATTATCAATGTCAGCAATCTCTCTTTCAGATTGTTTTAATATGTTTTTTCTAACATAATTAACTGAAAAATATTTACCAACATAGTCTCTTACATCATTAGCAAGAGCAATTCTTTCTCTTAATAACTCAGCGTTTTTAAGTTCGCTGAAATGACCATCGGCAAGAAAATCATATTTAATTTTTTCTTTTATTCCTACCCAATCGTCATCATTGATTACTGATTTAAGAACCAATTGAGTTCTTAATAAATCATTAAACAATTCTGTAAATTTCTTTCTTAATCTTTGTACAAATTTTGTAAATTTAAGTTCGTCTCTAGTAATCTCGGTACTTCTACCTAAATTAAAACCTTGACTACTTTCTAATCTACTAATAGGTACATTTAGAGAACGATATAGTTTTCTTTGGAAGTATTCTATATCTGCAACTTCACCTAGGTTTTGACCACCAGGTAATGTAGATATATCAGTTCCTCTACCACCTTCTCTACTAGGTAACCAAAAGTCTTCAAGCATAGACATATAGTTTCTATCGTCTCTAATCTCTCCTGTACTTGCGTCATAGACAAGTTTGTTTCTGTATCTTGCCATAACATCACGGAGATATTGCTCTGCTTTTACTTTAGGTAAATTACCTACATCAATTTTAAACACTCTTCTTTCAGGTGCTCTTGCAATTCTGTAAATAACAACAGCGTCTTCTATCATACGCAATTGATTTACAGGTTTAATTGCCTTATGTAAATAAGACATAACCATATTTTTGTTCAAGTCTACTAAACCACTTGGACAAAAAGTTATAGCGTCTGGTGCAATCTTAATACCACCACTTGCCATACCAGGTCCTGCAACACCTTTTTCATTATATAAAAAGTATTCGTTATAGTCGTGTACCACTTGTATGTTTGCCATAGCAACTGGACGACCTTTTTTAATTTCTCTTAACTTCTTAATTTTTCTAGGATCAATATATCGTAATTCAGTAATACCTTGTACTGGACTTTCTCTATCAATAATCTTATGATAGTATATTCTTCCATCTACATACCATCTACGAAAGATATCGTGTCCTTTTGTAGAAAAATTAAGTAGTCTTAATATTTCTTTAAATTCATCTTCAATTTTTCTTTTGATTGCGCTTGAAAGCGTTGTATCAGATAAGTCAACTCTAACTGGATCCTTATCAATTTCATTTGCCACTATGGCTTCGTTTACGATATCCTCTATGGCCATATCGCACTCTGGATGAATTGATACCTCTCTATATCTCCTAATTAAGTCTTGCTCAGTTTTCGCCGTACCTTCCATATCAAGGTACTGACCAAAATAACCTCCAGCGGCGACGGTTTGTGTACCGTCATCCGCTTTAGGTTGAGTAAAACTTTGTTTAGGGTCTACTTTAGGTTTAGTTCTAGTTATCTGAAAACCGAAAAGCTCTGCCATTTTATATCCTCAAAGTTTTATTATATATTTAGTCTACTATTAAGTAGTTGTTCTTGCTTCAAAGAACAAGTATCTAAACGATACTTCAAAAGTTTCAACTGCTTCTGTCGGTTCCATAGACAAGTCTATCGCACCAATAGATACTGGAAAGCATCCTCTTAATGTGTAAGACTTAATCGTTCCACCATTTCTGTCAAGGTGGTCAATAAAAGCGTCAACTTGATAGTCTGCTGGATTTACTAATCCTTCGTTATCAG